GCGGGTCTTTATCTGGGGTAGCAAATACACGTCTATATCTTTCCAGCACAGATGGTGTCTCTGAACTGGCGTACTTTAATCTTGGGGACGTAACTCCAACTTCCGCGCTAACTCGGTTTTCTGGAACGGCATCTCCTGCTACGGCAGGTATGACAGCAGTGCGGCCGATGCTTTGGGCTCAGCACAACGGAGTTGGAACTGCGGTTGACTTCACCCTCCGCATCGGCCTGCCCCAACTGGAACTAGGCGCATTCGCCACCAGCGTCATCCCAACCACGACCACTGCGCTGACTCGGGCGGCTGATGTTGCGACTATGACGGGGGCGAACTTCTCGGACTGGTATAACCAGACGGAGGGGACTCTTTATTTTGAAGGTTCCGTTGTTGGGTCTACAGGCGCAGATCAAATTGGCCTAAATGCCAACAACAACGCTTTTACTGAGCGAATTCGTTTAGGCAAGGGTCCAACTACTCCACGCCTCACAATAGTTGATGGTGGGATAGTCCAAGCTGACTTAACTGGGGGCACTTGGGCCGTCAATGCCGTCAAAAAACTGGCCGGTGCGTATGCGCTTAACTCAATTGCGTTCAGTATTGATGGTGCGGTTCCTCTGACCGACACAGCAGCAACAATTCCAACGCCAACTCAATTACAGATCGGCAATGAGCAATTAGCCACTTTCCTCAACGGCCACATCCGCGCCTTCTCGTACTACCCCAAGAGGCTTTCCGCTGGACAACTACAGGCATTAACGAAGTGATGGATAAGTACCTGAAGTTTTCCAACAAAGAAGAAGCCGAATCAGTCTTGTTTGACAAGGTTGAAGGCGGGTTGGTGCCAAAGTTGAACTTTGTTGCCGATGTAGTCGGGCTTGTTTATAAACCCACTGGCAAGATGCTGAAGTCAGTTGAAGGTGACGTTGCTGAGATGCAGGCCATATCTGGATGGCATGTAAACTTGCGTGGCCCGGATGCTGACAAGTTTCTTGAATATGAGATTGTTGTAAACAATCCTAAAAGATCCTGGTTTTAAGGAAAAACAATGGCAGGCGTCAAAATCTCTAATCTCCCAGCAGCGACTACACCACTGGCGGGCACTGAGCTTGTTCCTTTGGTGCAGGGTGGCGTTACTGTCAAGGTGGCTGCTTCCAATCTTTCCACATTTACCGCAACTGGTACAGGGGCTGTTACAAGGCAGATCTCAAGCAAGTTGGGCGATCTTGTTACGCCACAAGATTTTGGTGCAATTGGAAATGGTGTTGCAGACGATACGACGGCTTGGACTAATTGGCAGAATGCGTCAGGCAGCAAATACATTCCTGCTGGAAGTTATCTTATTTCTGGAAGTGTCCAAACTTATATTAACGGCACATTTACAGACAACTACACAAATTATTCGGCAGGAATTGATGCAAATACTTTAAGCACTGCAAATACTGCTTATACCACTGCTGTAGGGTATAGAGCCGGAAAAGATTGTGACGCCGACTACAACACGTTTTTTGGAGCAGAAGCCGGGGTTGACGTTACAGGAGAACTAAATACTGCGATTGGATATCAATCTCTTTATTCATGTACAACTGGGGAGTATAATACAGCTGTTGGAGCCTATGCGTTAAGTAATTTAGTTTCTTACTCTAATTGCACAGGTTTGGGTTCAGATTCAGCAGTAACCGCAAACAACCAAGTACAACTTGGAGACTCTGCCACCACCACCTATGCTTACGGAGCCGTCCAGAATCGTTCAGATGCCCGCGACAAAGCGGATGTGCGGGACACGGTTCTTGGCCTTGATTTCGTCAAAACTTTGCGCCCGGTGGACTTCCGGTGGGACTACCGGGAAGACTACAACTGGGGCGAGAAAGACGGCAGCAAAAAGCGCTCAAGGTTCCATCACGGTTTAATAGCGCAAGAAGTTGCGGTTGCTTGCAGCTTCATGAACGTCGAGTTTGGTGGTCTTCAAGACCATTCCATATCTGGCGGCAAAGATGTACTGTCAATTGGTTATGAAGAGTTGATCGGTCCAATGATTAAGGCTATTCAAGAGTTGAATGCTAAAGTTGAATTTTTGGAAAGCCAATTAAGTAATTTGAAGTAAACTAACCACGTACTGGTGCGATTCACCAGGGATTCTCAGGAATCAACCATGACAGAAGAAGTGCAAATTCCAGCGGAAGTGCCCGCGCCAGAACTGGAAGCTACGGCAGCGCCAGAGTCTGAAGTTATTCAGCCGGAAGAGAAGCCAGCGGAAGTAAGCAAGACCTTCACACAAGAAGAACTTGATGCAGCCATTGGCAAAAGGCTTGCTCGTGAGCAACGCAAGTGGGAACGTGAACAAGCGCAGCGTGTGGCCCAGGCCCAAGCGCCGCGTGTGCCGGCGGATCTTCCTCCTGCGGATCAGTTTGAATCGGTTGAAGCGTATGCTGAAGCATTGGCAGTGCGCAAAGCTGAAGAGTTGATTCGTGATAAGGAAGTAAAGCGGCAGCAGCAAGAGATACTCAGTGCCTATCATGAGCGTGAGGAAGATGCTCGCGGGAAATATGATGACTTTGAACAAGTCGCATACAACCCAAAGCTCCCAATCACAAACGTGATGGCTGAAGCTATTCAGCATTCAGACATTGGCCCTGATGTAGCTTATTTCTTGGGATCAAACCCCAAGGAAGCTGAACGCATCTCCCGTTTGTCGCCTTACGCGCAAGCCAAAGAGATCGGTAGGTTAGAAGCCAAATTAGCTGATAGCCCACCTGTGAAGAAAACTTCAAGCGCACCAACGCCGATTACGCCTGTGACTGCTCGGACAACCGGCAGCCCTGCTTACGATACTACCGACCCACGCTCTGTTAAAACAATGACGGCTAGCCAGTGGATTGAAGCAGAAGAGCAGCGTATGCGGCGCAAGTTGGAAGCACGTAACCGTTAATTACTTCTTAAGGAATGAGTCATGGCAAATAGCCTGTTAACCATTGATATGATCACCCGGAAAGCTCTCCAGATCTTGGAGAACAACCTGGTTATTACCCGTAACGTCAACCGTCAGTACGACGACAGCTTTGCTGTTGAAGGTGCCAAGATCGGTTCGACCCTGCGTATCCGCCTGCCTGACCGCGCTCTGGTGACGGACGGTGCAGCCCTGCAAGTTCAGGACGACAACGAGCAATTCACAACTCTGTCTGTTTCCAGTCAAAAGCATATCGGCGTAAATTTCACTTCTGCCGAACTGACTATGCAATTGGACGACTTTGCAGACCGTGTTCTGAAGCCTCGTATCAGCCAACTGGCAGCCTCGATTGATGCAGACGTTGCCAACGCTTACAAGAGCATTGGTCAAAGCGTTGGTACCCCTGGCACCACGCCTGGCACTTCTTTGGTTTTGTTGCAAGCTCAACAAAAGCTGAACGAAAGCGCTGCTGGCATGAGCCCCCGTTACGCCACGGTTAACCCTGCCGCTAATGCTGGCCTGGTTGAAGGCATGAAGGGCTTGTTCAATCCTACCGACACCATTTCTAAGCAGTTCAAGAATGGCATGATGGGCACCGGCGTTTTGGGCTATGACGAGATCAACATGTCTCAGTCCATCAAGGTTTTGACGACCGGCACCCGCACCAACGGTACTGTTACCTCTACCATCAGCGCTCAAGGCACTAGCACTCTGTCCTTGTCTGGTGTTGGTGCTTCTGCCACCATCAAGCAAGGCGAAGTTTTCACCATTGCTGGCGTGTTTGCGGTTAACCCACAAACCCGCGAGTCAACTGGTTCGCTGCAACAGTTTGTTGTGACTGCTGATGCTGTTGCATCAGGTGGTGGTGTTGCATCCGTTACCGTGTTCCCAGCCATCTACACGGCTGTACACGCTCTGGCAACTGTGGATTCCTTCCCAGTGGCAACCGCAGCTGTGACCTTTGTTGGTTCTGCATCTTCTCAGTACCCGCAAAACTTGGTGTACCACAAAGATGCGATCACCTTTGCCACGGCTGACCTGCTGCTGCCTCAAGGTGTTGATGTGGCTTCTCGCGCTGTGCATAACGGCATTTCGCTGCGTATCGTGCGCCAGTACGATATCAACAACGACCGTATGCCTTGCCGTATTGACGTTCTGTACGGATACAGCGTGATCCGTCCTCAAATGGCGGCCCGTGTCTGGGGCTAATACTGAACGGGGCCTTGGCCCCTTTCTTGAAACTTTTTAAAGGAAATTATTATGGCATTCCCTGTTGCTGGTGGTGGTTATCAAGTTGGTGATGGCAATGAGAGCAGCCCACTGTTCTATGTTCAGTCCGCACCCGTTTCGTTTACCGTTGATCCTGCTCCTACTGCTGCACAGTTGGCTGGCGTTTCTTTGTTTATCGGCACCCCTGCCGGTGGTATCGCGTTTACCCTCCCGACTGTTGCATCTCTTGAATCTGCATTCCAGTCGATGGGTGAGAAGGTAAACACCGCGTTTGAGTTTGTCATCATCAACACGGCAGCTCAAAACATCACCGTGACGACCAACACGGGTTGGACTGTGACTGGCGGCGGCTCAATGGTGGTGAATAACGCATCTGGCCGATTCCAAGCTCGCAAGACGGGCGCTGGCACTTGGCAAGTCTACCGCCTTGCCTAAACATAACGGGGGCTTCGGCCCCTGTTTCATAAGGAACACAAATGTCTAATAGCAAGCCTATTGGCGTTGCATATCTTGACCAAGATATCAGCGGCGCAGATGTAATTTACTCAGACCGAGAGCTTGGATATACCGCAGCAGCTCAAGGTACTGTCACTCAAGCAACCAGCAAATCCACTGCCGTCACTCTGAACAAAAGTGCAGGCCGTATTACTATGGATGCTGCCTCTTTGGGAGCTGGAACCAATGTTTCGTTTACTTTGAACAACTCGTTCATCAGTGCAAACGATACGTTGATCCTGACAATCTCGGGTGGTGCAACTGTAGCAGCCTACAACGTATGGGTTAACAGCCTTAGCTCTGGGTCTGCTTCCATCACGTTGCGTAACACCACTGCTGGTGCTTTGGCGGAAGCAGTGGTCATCAACTTTGCGTTGATCCACTGCCTGTAATTGAGGTATGGAGCCCTCATCATCGGGGGCTCCAAAATATTGAGACCCTATGGCTGTCATCTATTTGAAGCATCATCAGCACGGCACCAAGATTGCCACAATGGAACTTGAGGCAGAATTTGATGAATCCAACGGATGGGTGCGTTATACTAACGACACGCCTTCTTTGTCTGAAGATGCGGCTCCCGTGAATGAACTGGAAGTTAAGCGTCGGGGACGACCCCCAAAGACACAAATGCAAGGAGCGTGAGCAATGGCGACAGCCGGTGACATCATCAATTCAGCACTCCGGCTGATTGGGCTACTCGCTGAGGGCGAGACTCCTTCGCCTGAGACATCTCAGGATGCACTTTCGGCCATGAATCAAATGATTGATTCTTGGAACACCGAACGCCTGATGATCTACAACACCCAGGATCAAGTGTTCACTTGGCCTGCGGATGAAATCCAGCGGCACCTTGGCCCAACTGGTGATTTTGTGGGCAATCGTCCCGTCCTGCTGGAAGATTCCACTTACTTCCGTGATCCATCGACCAACGTGTCGTTTGGCATCAAGATGATCAACCAGCAGCAATACGACGGCATTGCTGTGAAGACGGTGACTTCTACTTATCCACAGGTTATGTGGGTAAACATGGAGTTTCCAAACATCCAGATGACGATCTACCCAAAGCCAACCCGGGCCTTGGAATGGCATTTCATCTCCGTGGATGAGTTGGTTCAGCCTGCGACGTTGGCGACCAACCTTTACTTGCCCCCCGGCTACCTGCGGGCGTTCAAGTACAACTTGGCCTGCGAGATTGCACCAGAATTCGGCGTGGAACCCTCGCCTACGGTGTCTCGCATTTCCATGACATCTAAGCGCAACTTGAAACGGATTAACAATCCTGAAGACATTATGAGCCTGCCTTACTCTCTGGTGGCGACAAGGCAGAGGTTCAATGTGTACGCTGGTAATTACTAAGCAATGAAAACGCCAATCCTCGGCCAAGCGTATGTTGTCAGATCCGTTAATGAGGCGGTAAATCGGCTCGTTAACATGTTTCCTGAGATCGTGCCTGACGGTGGCAAAGAGCCTGCATTCTTCATGCGGGCGCCGGGCTTGCGCAGACTGGCGACAATCGGCACTGGCCCTATCCGTGGGCTGTGGACGTATGGCGGGTATGCCTATGTTGTCAGTGGGCAAACTGTGTATAAGTTGTCCACAGATTGGACGTTTACTTCTATTGGAACTGTCTCAGGCACTGGGCCGGTCAGCATGGCTGACAATGGCAACCAGTTGTTCATTGCCTGCAACGGGCCAAGCTATATTTACAACGCCTCCACCAGCGTATTTGCTCAGATCACAGACGGCGACTTCCCAGGCGCATCGGTGGTTGGATATTTGGACGGTTACTTTGTCTTCATTGAGCCCAACAGCCAGCGCGTGTGGGTCACAAGCCTGCTGGACGGCACATCCATAGATCCATTGGATTTTGCCAGCGCTGAGGGCTCCCCTGATGGCCTGGTGTCAATGATTATTGACCATCGAGAAGTCTGGCTATTTGGAGCCAACTCGGTTGAGGTCTGGTACGACGCTGGGCTGACTGATTTTCCATTGCAACGGGTTCAAGGCGCATTCAATGAGATTGGTTGTGCTGCGGTGTACTCTGTTGCCAAGCTGGACAATGCTATCTTTTGGCTAGGCTCTGATGCCCGTGGTAACGGCATTGTTTACCGGGCCAACGGCTACACGGGTCAGCGAGTGTCTACTCATGCAATTGAGTACGCGATTGCAAGCTATGGCAACATCCCTGATGCAATTGCCTACACCTACCAGCAAGAAGGCCATCCGTTCTATGTTCTGACCTTCCCATCGGCTAATCGGACGTGGGTGTACGACGTATCCACCCAGGCATGGCATGAGCGGGCTGGGTTTGTAGATGGGGCGTTCATTCGGCATCGTTCCAACTGCCAGATGAATTTTAATAGTGAAGTCATCGTTGGC